CTCAAGATCAAGCCATACCGTGCCATGAGAAGTGGACACGCACGCAAGGCGTACCAGCAGGCCCGAATCCTTTCCGTACAAAAACAAAAATTAGAGATCCATGGACACTGAAATCATCACCGAAGTCGCCCGCAGCAATCCATCGCTACCGGGATTTGAAACACCGCGCATCACCGCAACTCCGACCGGACTGGTCTTCGGCGATGAGGCGCCCGATATGGTCGAGATCGAGGACATCCTCGTCAAAGCCGCCAAGATGCGGGAATCATCCACATGGATCATCGGTGATGCCATCAACTGGGTAAAATCCACCACGGGATCATTCGACTATGTTCGCGCCAGCAACCTCACGAGGTTGGAGGTGAGCACGCTGATGCGTGTCGCCCTCGTCGCCAAGAATGTGCCACTCACCATCCGCAAAGAGCGCCTGTCGTTTGACCATCACCGGGCAGTCGCATCACTCAAAAACCCTGACGACCAATCGATGTGGCTAGAGACAGCGGCCAAGAAGGAGATGAGCGGCGACATGCTACGCAAGTCCATCAAGCTCGGCCGCGTGGCTACCAAGGAGGACATGGAGAAGCCGACCGGCGGAGGTATCGACAACGCCATTCCGCATGTGAACCGGCTCTGTGTGTTCCGCCGCTCCCTCGAAGATGCTGGATGGTTCGATGAGGTCGACGAGGAGATGCTTTACTCGCTGCACAAAGACCTGCTGCCGGTTGTGGAGTTTCACGCCTATGTGGGACAGAAGATCGCCACTGGCCAAAACTATGTCGTGGCCAATGAGTACGACGAAGACATCAAGAAAATCCGCGACACTTACAAAATCGGAGAGATATGAAAATCGAGCAAATCCCAACCAACAAATTGATCCCCTACGCGCGGAATGCCAAGAAGCACGACGCTGCGCAGGTCTCCAAGATCGCCGGTTCAATCCGCGAGTTCGGATTCAACAACCCCGTCTTGATCGACAAGGACAACGGCATCATCGCCGGTCATGGGCGAGTGATGGCAGCGCAATCGCTTTCTCTCGAAACCGTCCCTTGCATCCGCCTCGGTCACCTCACCGACACCCAGCGCCGAGCCTACATCCTCGCCGACAACCGCCTCGCCGAGATCGGCGGCGGGTGGGATGAGGAAATGCTGAAGCTCGAACTATCGGAGCTTGGATCCCTCGGAATGGATATTTCAGAAATAGGTTTTAGCGCTGAAGACTTTGCCAACTTGAACATCGAAGCTGAAGAAAAAACCCCCGTCGATGCCGAGCCCAAAATCGACCTCGCGGAGGAACTTTGTGCTAAGTGGGGGATCGAGATCGGCCAACTTTGGGAACTTGGAGACCACCGTATTATTTGCGGTGACTCCACAGATAAAAAAACAGTCCAAACTCTTCTCAACGGTGACAAGCCGCACCTCATGGTCACCGACCCGCCATACGGCGTTGAGTATGATGCCAACTGGCGTGAGGAAGCCGGGAAGGGAGCGGGTGCTATTGGAAAAGTCTTAAACGATGACCGGGCGGATTGGCAGCCGGCCTGGGATTTATTCCCCGGAGCCGTCGCCTACATTTGGCACGCAGGATCATTTTCCCCCACCGTTGCTGACAGCCTTATTGCTTCGGATTTCGTGTTAAGAAATCTTATTATCTGGGCAAAAGGGAGTTTGCTTATTTCGCGCGGAAACTACCACCATCAACATGAGCCGTGCTGGTATGCGGTGAGAAAAGGACAAAACGCCAAGTTCACTGAGGACCGAACCCAGACAACGCTATTCAAAAACATCCAAGATGTCACGCGACCAGACGAACTGGTTTTTATTGCAAAAGACCAAGCAAAACGAGTCTACGCCATTCGTGGAGACAAGAGCACTCTCTGGGAAATCCCCAAGCCGACAAAATCAGAAACCGGCCACAGTACCCAAAAGCCAGTCGAGTGCATGGCTCGCCCAATCCGCAACCACGACAGCGAATTTGTGTATGAGCCCTTCTCGGGCAGCGGAACCACCATCATCGCCTGCGAGCAGCTTGGCCGCAAATGCCGCGCGATTGAGCTAAACCCAGGATATGTGGCCGTGGCGATCCAACGGTGGGCCGACGCCACCGGCAAAGAACCCAAGCGCCTCGCATGATGAAAATCGAATCCCCAGGCGACTTTGACCTTTCGGTCCTCGACACAAATCTGGGACTCGAAGACATTGAAGATTTAGAATTTAGCGAAATCGAATCAAAGGAACCGCCCCCAGGGCTCTTCCCATTAAAGAAAAACCACTTCCACCAACAATTTCACGAAGCAGAGGCAAAAGACAAAAGCAAAAGAAGAGGAGTCAAAAGGTACATCAAGCCAGAGAATGCCAAACAGGTTCTCGCCTACCTTCCAGAGACCGGAGACACCACACACGCAGTCGTGCGCGGTAATTTTGTGGCAGGTGATATGATCCCGGTCATCCTCAGAGGCAAACCGGCCAGCTTAGTTCAAATCACCACGCTCGGCATGAGTGAAGGGAATGCCAAGATGCTCGCTGAATTAAAAGCTAAGGGACTGATTCAAGATCTCAAAATCATGGTCTCGCACTATTTCGCCAGCGTTGATGCCGAGAGCACATTCGCCCGAGTCTGTCAGATACTGGGGCATCCGCCAACCATCACACGGAACCACACCAAAGTGATTCTGATTGCACAGGATCCTGACTACTTTGTGATCGCTGGATCAGCCAACCTCCGGTCCTCCGATAATGTCGAGCAGTTCGCAATCTGGAACGACCAACAGGTTTTTGATTTCCACCGGACATGGATAGATGAGCTCGCTGAACACTACTCAAAAGACCATAAGGAATCTTTTAAGGGAGGGGTCCGAGGGCGCGGCTTTGCGGACCTACATTGAAAAAACGTGAGAAAACTCTTTTTGACCTTACACCTCGGTCAGTTGACAAGCCATGGACATCAACTCTGAACAGTACAGCCGCATCCGCAAAGCGAATGTGGCCAACATCCTCAAAAAGCTCAAGGAGGGCAAGACGCTTTCACGCGATGACTGGTCGCAGATCGAGGACTACAAAGCCAAAGCCGACAAGCCGATCGAGGATGTCACCGAGATCAAAAAGACCGCGAAAAGCTGGGTCGAGCTCGCCGAGGTTTTGGGAGTTGCTCGCCAGACCGTCGATGTTTGGAAGAAGAAGCCGGGATCGCCGAAGCCGAGGTCGAACGGAACCCATGATGTCCTCAAGTGGGTGGCCTTCATCAAGGCCGAGGGGCTCGCGGCCAAAGGGCAATCCGAAACGCCCGACGAGGCCGAGCTTCGCCTGCGGAAACTCTTCGCCGAGGTCGAGGACCGCGAGCTCAAGGTGCTGGTTCGCAAGGGGCAGTTCGTCCCGATCGACGCGGTGCGTGAGCGCTGGTTCTATCACATCGGACAGGCAAACGCCCTGCTTCGGAACAAGCTCGAAAACGAATTGCCGCCGCTGCTGGTCGGCAGAGATGCGGTCGACATCCGTAAAGAAAATGCCCGAGTGGTCGACGAGTACATCGCGATCATGAATTCCGGCGAGCAAAAGCAGATCCCAAAACTTGAAACCAGAGGACGAAAAAAATCCGACGACCGACCTGCTCGATAACATCCTGCGGGCCGGCCATGTGATCACCGACCGCCGCCCGCCGTGGCAGTGGTGCGAGGATCACATCGAGTCGATTCCGTACTCGCCGATACCCGGTGGGTTCCAATCAGGCAACACACCATGGATCCGCGAACCATTGGAGGCGCTGGCAGATCCGTCGGTTTCGCTGGTTTCGATCATCGCGGCAATTCAGGCGGGCAAAACCATGACCGCCGAGCTTGGATCCTGCTGGATCGCGGCGAATGCGCCCGGACCGATGCTCTGGCTCGACCAGACAGACTCAGACGCCAAAGATCAGATGGAAAACCGCTTGCAGGTGCTCTGGAAGCAATGCGCGCCGATTCGGGAAATCCTCCCGCGCCAGCAAGGGACCGAAAGGCACAAGCTCAAGCGCAACTCGGTCGCATTTCTCAACGGCATGACTGGCTGGGTGCTCGGTGCTCACTCCAAGACCAACCTTCAAAGGAGATCGATCCGCTGGTTGATCGGCGATGAGACATGGCGCTGGCCATCCGGTCACATGGCCGAGGCCGAGGCGCGGGTCACCGCCTTCGGGTGGCTGGGAAAAAGGTTCTTCGTGTCGCAGGCCGGTGAGGTCGACGACGACACCGATCGGAAATTTCGATCGACCGACCAGCGTGAATGGTGCTGGCGATGCCCGAGCTGCAAGACGACGCAGCCATGGAAATGGGAAAACATCGAATGGTCGAAGGATTGCCGCCTCGAAGATGGCGCGTGGGATTACGAGCGGGTCCGCGAGACCACCGAAATGTTCTGCGAGTGTGGCACCCGCTTTCCCGATACCGACCGATCACGGCGTGAGCTCAACAACCCTATGAACGGCGCGCGTTATGTCTCCCAGAACCCCGGAGCAGCGAAGTCGAATGTCGGCTTCCATTGGAATGGCCTCTGCGCGGGATCATGGGGCAACCTCGCCGAGATTTACCTTCGAGCGAAGTCATCGGCACGCACCGGCGACATGGAGCAGTTGAAAATCTTCTGGCAGAAGCGTCTCGCTCTTCCGTTCACCGAATACACCGAGGATTTCTCGATCAAGATCACCGACAGCACCTACGCGCGCGGCGATTTAGCCTGGGAAAAGGAAGGCGCGATCATCGGTGGCAAAATCCGGGTGCCGGATGAGGATGACGATCCGCCGGTTCGGCTGCGCGTGATGACGGTGGATGTTCAAATGGATCACTTCTGGTGGCTGATCACGCAGTGGAGTCCTGATGGATCCAGCCGCCGGATCGACTGGGGAACAGCCCACACCTGGGAAGAGTTGCTCGAACAGCAGGAAAAGTACCGCGTTTCATCCTCGCTCGTCGGCGTCGATGCCGGATTCAACTCCTACGAGGTCTACCAACGCTGCGCCGAGCATGGCTGGGTCGCCTTGATGGGTGACAGGAAGGCCACATGGACTCACCGACTAAAGCAACGCCTCGGCGTCGGCGTCCGGGTCAAGTCACTCGACCGATTCTATTCTCCGAAGCGCTCGATCAACTGCTCGGCAGGCAAAGTCGCCCAGATGTTCTACTGGTCGAACCTCAACATCAAAGACGCCCTCTCGCGGATCCGCCGCAATCAAGATCCAAGCCGAGGCCCGACATGGGAGGTGCCGGTCGAGGCTCTCGCCGAGGTCGACAACGACGAAAAGAAGATCGCGTACCTGAGCCAGATGGAATCCGAGATGCGGATCAAGGACGGCGACAAGTGGCAATGGTCGCGGATCCAGAAACGGCCGAACCACCTTCTCGACTGCGAGGCGATGGCGACGGTGTTTGCCTTCATGCTTAAAATCCTTGGCCGCGAGACCGAGCAGGAAGCCGCCGAAGATTGACAACTTGTCAGAGGGCATGGCGGCCCTCGACATGACGACAGGTTTTTCCACCGAAGAGGTGGTCGAGATCCTCGAAGAGAACAAAAAGACACTGAAGAAGCTCATGGTCAGCTTCCAGGAGTCGGGATCGCAGATCACTTACAAGCGCCTCGATGACACGAAAGAGATCATCGCGGCTTGCCAGCACGCTCTCCGCAAGCTCGACCCGATCACCTACGGCAAGACCCGCCGCACCTGTCAGTCAACTGCCGGTAATTTCTAACATGAACCTGCTGCAAAAAATCACCAAGTCCGCCGCTTCAGCCTTCGGATGGTCACCCTACGAGAGCGTCAACCCATCGCCGGTTCGCCAACGCCTGCCCGCCGCCGCTCCGCAAGACCACCGCAAGGAGGCGACGCCGCTGGTACGCAACGAACTCATCAAAGGCAGCCGGTATCTGATGAAAAACAGCGGGTTTGCCCGCGAAATGGTCTTCGACATGGCCGTCTACTCGGTCGGCGATGGTCTCAAGATTCAGCCAAAGACCGAAGACCGCGAGTGGATTGCCGGCGCGCTCGACTTCTGGGAAGAATGGTCGAATCAGTGCGAGGTGACGGGACGATTCTCCCTTTCCGAGTGCGAAATGCTCATCTGCCGCGCGATCGACGAAGACGGTGATATTTTCGTCCATCTCACCCGCGTTGAAGGCCGCCCGGTTATCCAACTTATCGAAAGCCACCGCGTGAGCGGCGGGAACAACGATGGCACGGTCGATGGCATCCGTTTTGACGGCTATGGCCGACCAGTTTCGTACAATGTGAAGCAGGATGACGGCACTTTCATCGAGCTTCCAGCCTACTCGGTGCTGCATATTTTTGACCCAGAGCGCGCATCATCGGCTCGCGGCGTGCCATCACTGGCGCATTCGATAAATCACATTCGCGATGAGATGGAATTGCTCGCGCTCGAAAAGCACGCGCTCAAAGATCATGCCGACAAATCGTTCGCGATCACCACGCAGAATGGCGAGATCGATAGCAACGACGGCTTTGGCGGACTCGACATCGACTCTGGCAAGGCCGAAGACAATCCACACAGTGACCCGACTGCATTGCAAAAGATCGTCGGCGGCAAGTGGGTCGCGCTCAAGCCAGGCGAGGAACTCAAGCCCTTCGAGTCCAACCGCCCATCGCCCACCTTCACTGGATTTCTCGATCACCTCCGCCGCGATTCAGCGCTCGGAGTGGTGCCATACGAGTTCACCGCAGATTCGAGCAAGATCGGTGGCGCCGGAGTCCGTATGGTGGTCGCTAAAGCAGACCGCCGATTCTCCCACAGGCAAAACATCCTCATCCGCCGCTTTCTCACGCCCGTCTGGAAGTTCGTCATCGGCGACGCCATCACTCGTGGCGAGATCCCGCTGATTGCAGGATGGTGGAAGATTTCCGTCGTCACCCCGCGCCGCGTCACCGTCGATGCCGGTCGGGAGTCGCTTCAAAACCGCGAAGATGTGAAGGCCGGTCTCAAGACCTTGTCCGATCACTTCGCCGAGCTGGGCATGGACTTCGAGGAGGAAGCCGAACGCCGCGCTCGCGACATCGCTCACCTTCAAGATCTCGCGGAGAAATACAACATCCCCTTGCAGATGCTGTTCGCATCGGGAGTTGCCACCCCGCCAGTCGAAGCGCCGACTGGGCCTGCGAAGTGATGGGGAATTGACACCCCACGCATCGCGTGAACGCACGCGATCTCATTTTGACACAGGAGCCGTGGGCCATCGCCCCGGAGGCAATGGACGGCATCATCGGTTTGGCCATGGATATGGCCGCCGGCAAACTCTTCACCCTGCCGCAGAGCGAGGCACCGCAGTCGATCATGAGCGTCGCTGATGGCGTCGCCACAATCTCGATCACTGGTCCGCTCCTTCCGACCACCGACGAGTTCGATCGCGTGATGCTCGGTGCGACGAGTCTCGATGAAGTTCGCTCCACCGTTGAAAGCGCCACCGCTGATCCAGCGGTCACATCGATCGTTCTCAACATCGACTCTCCTGGCGGAACCGTTCGCGGCACCCCCGAGGCCGCCGATGCAATCTACGAAGCCAGCAAGGTCAAGCCGGTGCGTGCGCACACCTCCGGTACGATGGCATCCGCTGCCTACTGGCTCGGCTCGCAAGCGACCAGCGTCTCGATGACGCGCTCGGCATCGGTCGGATCCATCGGTGTGATGGTCCCGCACATCGACCAAAGCAAACGCGCCGAGATGCTCGGCGTGAAGGTCGAGCTTTTCACCACCGGCAAGTTCAAAGCAGCCGGTTTCCCTGGCACCTCGCTCACCGAATCACAACGCGAGCTGATCCAAGAGCGGATTGATCAAGTCTTTGGCGAGTTCAAATCCGCCGTCACACGCCAAGGTCGGAAGATCCCAGCCGAGGCGATGCAAGGTCAGACATTCTACGGCCCGCAAGCCGAGTCGCTGGGCCTCGCCACCGTGGTGCGCAGTGCTTCGCAAGCAGGCAAAGCCGGATCCTCTCCGCTTCGCGCAGTTGACACTGCGGAAGATGGCATGAGCGAACAAGTCGCCAGCACCCCATCCGAAGAAGTCGTCGCATCGGTCGAGACCGTTGTTGCGGAAATCGCAAACGAAGCCGCCCCATCCGCACCGGAAGGTGAGCAAGAGGCAGCTCCTGAATCCGCACCAGAAGGCGAAAACGAAAGCGCGCCTGCTGATGAGCCCAAGGAAGAGTCCGCCACCGAGATCATCGGCGACCTCAAGGCCACGCTGGCAACGCTGCAAGGCGAGATCGCCGCACTGAAGGCCAATCAACTTTCCATCGATGAAGCAGTAGCCGCCAAGGCCGCCGCCATCGCCAGCCGCAGCTCCAGCGCACCCGTGAATGTCTCACCGGACGCACAGAGCAGCGAGAGCATCTACGACCAGTGGAAGAACGCTTCTGGCGCAGAGAAAACCCGAATTTTCAGGGCTCACCGCAAGGAACTCGAAGCCCACGCGGCCAAACTTTGAAACCAAAAACCAACCCGAACTAACCACAACGAACTCATCCAATCATCATGGCAACCACCATCAGCAATGAACTCAAACTGAATGTCGTCCTCGACAGTGCGCTTGTTGCACTTCGCGAGGCGCTTCTTCCCATCAATGCCTTCTCGACCGTGTACAACTCGGTCCCGCTTCAAGGCACTGACAAAGTTTCCGTGCCTTTCTTCCCATTGGCAACGGACGCCACCGTCGATTTCAACGGCACCTACGCATTCAGCGACACGAATGCGATCAACAGCCGCGAAATCACCGTCAACAAGCGCAAGTACCAAGCGCTTTCCTTCACCTCCAGCGAACTCGCTCGCCAACCCTACTTCAATCCCGAGCAACTCGGTTTCCTGAAGGGTCGCAAGCTCGCCGAAGACATCATCAAGGACATCCTCAGTGTTGTGACGACCGCCAACTACGGCGCACCTGTCCTTACCAGCGCGGCCTCCGCGTTTGATTCGGATGATGTGATCACCATCAAGACCGCACTCGACCAAGCGAAGTGGGCAAAATCGAGCCGCACGATGATCCTCGACAACGCCTACGAAGGCGCGCTGCTCAAGGACGCCGGCATCAAGAATGCGGCCGCAGTTGGCACCGCCTCGGCGATCCAAAATGGCCTGCTTCCAAGCATCGCTGGCTTCAATGTCATCGGCACCAACCTCATCCCCGGCAACTCGCAGAACCTCGTCGGCATGGTGGCACTCCCAGAAGCGATCCTCGTGGCATTCTCGCCCGTGACTCCTTCCTCGGGTGTGCGCGCCAGCCTCACCAACTACGAGACCGTCACCGACCCAGAGACCGGCCTCACCATCGAGTACCGCTCATGGGGTGATCCTGACACCGACACCGAGAAATCGGTCATCGAGGTCAACTATGGTTTCGCCCTCGGCCACGCCGCAGCCCTCAAACGGATCGTCTCCGCCTAATCATGCGCCGCGCCATCACACTAACCCGCAATGGCGACACTTGGAAGGTTAAGCACCTTCCGAGTGTGACGTTGGCCGACCAGCTTGCCGATTTCAAGGCCGCGAAAGTGACCGGCGATTTCGGTGGTGCTGATGAGGTGCAAATCTGGTCGAACGGTGACACGCTCAAGCGGTATGCGAAAAAAGCAGCCGCCGCAGTGATCGAGCCGATCGAGCCGGAAGCCGCAGAGACACCCGAGCCGAAGAAGGTCAAGAAGTAATTTGTTTCATTGGTAGTGTCTAAGGAGAAAGCCCCATCTGGAAATTTCCGGGTGGGGCTTTTTTGACGCCGCGCGTGAAGCGTGAACCTAATTCAAGAAGCCGCCGCCGAGGCATTCGCATCGATTCTCGAAGACATCGGCGTACCAATCACCATCGGTGAAGAGGAGTATGTCGCCGCGATCTCGATGGGTGGCGTCCAGATCGATTTGGAAGAAGGAGGATTCTCCCAGGACGGATCACTCAGCGTCCGCATGCTGGTCGCGCACCTACCAGATCCAGCACCGGCACAGAACAGCGCCATGACGATCGGCGATCTGCGCTACAAGGTCGAAGAGATCATGCTCAAGCCCGGTGCTGGCGTCATCGAATACCGAGTTGCCCGCCGTTAATCACCATGAACCAACACATCGAAGACTATCTCGCCGAGCTCGTCGGCAACCTCGGCAATGACATCGAGGTCTTCACCGGCACCAGCTCGGATGTCCGCACGCCAGAATCACACGCGGTGCTGGTGCTCGCCGACCAGGTGGAAGGCGTCGTCGGCAGCCTCTACAAAGCCACGGTCAAAGTTTCCATCTCATCGCCGGCAGACGGCAGCACCCGCAGCGCCCACATGGATATTGTGGACGAGGTGAGAGAGGCATTTACTGAGCCGCTGCCTTCAGCCCAGAGCCTCGGCATCACCGCCATCGAGGTGCGCGGATTCCACATCACCAATCACACCGCCGCTGTGTCAGACGATGGCCGCTGGGTCACATCGATTGAGGCACTCATCGGCGTCACTCGCTTGTGAAGTTGACACCCACGCGGGTGTATCATGGCAGCGACTTTTGGAGTCAATAACACACACGGCCTCTCTCCGAACACCGGACATGTGAGCGAGTCGAGCAAGGACTCCTCTGTCGAGGTTGCAACCATTCGCGACGAGCAGGGCGTCACCGTCTTTGCCGGACCGCGCAAGCTCATCACACGCAATGTCACAATCACTGGCAAGGGCGACGCCGACATCGAAGCAGTCGTCGCCGGCACCGTTACCCTGGGCGCAGCAATGATCACCTCCGTCAAGCAAAGCGAGAGCAACGAGGATTTCCCCGAGTTCGAGATCCAAGCGACCATCTACGACGAAATCTAATCATTCAAAGCCATGGCAATCACTTTCAACCAAATTGGAGTTCAGTCAGTATCCGCTGAGCTGATCGAGAGCGTCGAGTCGACCAAGAACATGGAGTCGAAGATGGTCATGTCCACAGAGGGCGGATTTGGCGCGGCCAAGACTTTCGACCCCACCTACGAGTTCACGGTCAAAGGCCGTGGCACGACCAGCGTTGATGCCGGTGACACGAGTGCCTCTGGGTACATCCCCGACTACATTCCGACTGGTGGTGTGACTGTCATTACCTCGGTGAAACTAAGCGAGAAAAACGACGATTTCAACGAGTTCGAGATCAGCGGCACCGTTTTCCCGGACGCGGCAGCGATCGTCCAATAACCGGCTCGTAAGAGCCACCTAAAATCAACCATGAGACAAGGATCCACGGTCGCCATCGTGCGCGACCATGATACCCCGCCCGTCGAGAGTCGCAACACGCGGCTTATCGGCTCGGCCATTGCCTCTGGTTGTGAGTTCGGAACGGAAAAGGCATTCTCCGACACCATCGAAGATGTCTGCGGCAATCCGAAGCGCACCGTCACATGGATGATGGACGGCGGCAAAAAGATCAAATTTACGCCGATCGCGAAGGAGGAGGAAATCAACTTCGTTGAGTTCCAGAAGCGCTTCAATTCGCAGGAATGGTGTGAGGCAAATCCCGACCACCCGATTTCCTACATGCGTGCTGCGTTCGATTCGCACCACGGCCTCGTCGACAAGATCAAGACCATGCGCCCGATGCTGCTAATCCGCAAGGGCAAGCGCCTCGCTGTCGTGCCTAGTGGCAACGACCCAGAAAGCAAAGCCCAGCGCGAAAAGATCCTTTCGATATTCTAAAATTATGGAAACCAGAGATCAAATGATCGCGCTCGGCATGATCGAGAGCGAAAGCAAGACTATCGGCGGCATCAAGATGCGGCCATTTTCCATTGGCTCGCGCCAGATTGCCGACCTGCTCAATATCTCGATGATCTATGGCGACAGCGTCAGCGAGATCGAGCTGCAACGGCAGATCAATTCCTTCGTGTGGATGCAGTCTGCGCCCGTCGATGAGGTCGCCGAGGCGATCGCCAACAACACCGCCGGCAAAGCGGCACTGGTCTACGCGCTTGGCATCGAATTTCACCGCCTGCCCGAAATCATCACCGAGATCGAGCGCATCGGCAAACAGATCGCGGCCAACGAGATCCGCGTCGAATCGAAGTACAAGAGCGACGAGGAAACGCCGCCGGGAAAGTCCTGAGTCCCGGTTGGTGCGCCAGCGTGGTCTACATGCTCGCCAAGGAGACCGGCTGGAGTGAGGAGTTCATCCTCTGGAAGCTACCGCTCTCCCGCGCACTTCAATACTACCACTGCGCCCTGCAATCCGCGAACCTCTGGACGCTGGAACCCGTGACCACCGAAACGATCGAGGCAATGGTGCCAGACTCGCTTTTGAGCTACATCGACGGACTGGTTGACTCTGAGAGCGAATAAAAGATGGCCAAGTATTACAGGGCAATGGAAGCTGACATCCGGCAGTTTCAAGCCATGGCCGCAAGGCTCGGTGAGTTTTCCAAACGCGATGGCCGCGCGCTCATGGAAGAGCAGGCACGGGGAGTTGTCCGCAAACTGATGGACATCACGCCACCGAGCAACGGCAAGACGCGCGGAGTAAAGGCTAAGAAACTGGGGGAGGCCGCGATTGCCAGCGATGTGCGCAATGTCTTCATCGGATCCACCCCGAAGAACTCGGAGGTCAGCAGTATGTCGGAAATGGCCAACATCATGCACACCAAGCGCCGTGGTGGAAACATCCGCATCAAGCGGGCAGTGAAACAAACTCGCGCAGCCCGCTCGATGATCACCAATTTCATCAAGGTGAAACAGAAGGGTGTCGGCTACCTAGCATCTGGCTGGGCATCCGCCGCTCGCAGACTGGGCAAAATCCGTGTGCCTAGCTGGATCGGCAGGCATGACGCGCCAGGTGATGCGGACATCAAGTCCACCTCCACTACAATTACAGCAACGATCAGCAATATGGTAAAATGGGCAAGTGATGTTCATCTAATCGACCAAAGAATACAGTATGCCGTGCGCTGGCAAACCCGTGCCATGCAGAACCGGGTGAACAATTTCCTCAAGAAAGCGGCAAAAAAATTGTCCTGATTGACACCTTACTGAATTGAAAAGATGGCAGGGATCACCACCAAGCTCACGCTGAACGCCTCGGATTTCGTCCGTGGGATCGATCGGTCGAAAAAGTCGGCAAGTTCTCTCAAGACCTCGATGTCGTCGATCGGCTCGGGGATCGGATCAGCATTCTCCGGCATCACCAAGAGCGTCGGTGCAATAGGCATCGCCGCCACAGGTGCGGCCGCAGCGGTCGGTGGCATCGCCTACAAGCTGATCAGTATCGGCGAGGAAGGACTTCAAGCGGAGAACCGCATCAAGAGCGTCGTGAAGACCATGGGCCTTTTCGGCACCCAATCCGGTGATGTCGCATCTCGCCTCATCGAGATGGCCGATGCCACTGAGCTCGCCACAGGCGTGGATGGTGACCTGATCATGGCGGCGCAGGCAAAGCTCGCGACCTTCAAGGAACTCGCCAAGACCGCCGGCACCACCGGAGGCGCATTCGATCGCGCCACACAAGCATCCGTCGACATGGCAGCCGTCTTCGGTGGCGACGCCTCAAACTACGCCGTGCAACTTGGCAAGGCGCTGGAGGATCCAGAGAAGGGACTGGCCGCGCTCAAGCGCACCGGCGCACTGACCACCTCTCAGATCAAAGCCATTTCCGAAGAGTTCGCCGCCACCGGCAACCGCGCCAAGGCATTCGACCAGGTGCTCAAAGCCATCGAAACGCAGGTCGGCGGAGCGGCAAACGCAACGGCAAGCGGCATGTCGCGCATCAAAGTCTCGATCGGTCAGATGCTCGAAGAGGTCGGCAAGCCGATGGCCGAGGTTTTCTCCCAGTTCGCTGCCGATGTGGCCGCCATGACGCCGAAGATCGTCGCCTCACTCAGTAGCCTCGCGCCCAAGATCCGCGAAGTTGGCAGCACGCTCGCCGCCGCTTTATCGGAAGGCCTCGCTGGCGATACATCACGACTGGTCAAGATCGGCGAACTCATCGGTGAGTCGGTCGTGCTTGGGTTCAAAGTGGCTATCACGCGCGGTTTCGCGGAAGCCACGGAAAGCGCTCTTCGATTGATGGAGGACTACAACCCCATCCGCAAGATGTCCAAGTGGAGCCAAGACACTTTTGGCAACGATCCGTTTTTCAATCAAGGCAAGTTAAGCGAGGAGGTTTCAAATGCTAAAGGCCCGATCATGGAAAACCAGATCGGTGATGGTATCGAAAGAATCCGCAGCCTGTTCAAAGAAATCTCGGTCGGTAGCAATCCGAAAAAAGAAACGCGGTCAGAGTGGAATGATAAGCGTCAGGCAATCCAAAACGGAAAGAAGATCCTACCGACCCAACCCGACACGCCGGAAGGCCCAAGCGCCGCACAGCAAGCCAAGGCCGAAGAGCTACGACTTGCCCAAGAAGCCTACCGACTCGAACTTGAGATGGTCCGCGCGCGGATCGCCGGTAATGAGAAAAAGATCGCTGATCTGGAAAAGCAGAAAGCAATCGAGGAAGAGATTTCACGCCTCAAATCGCTCAATGCGAAAGACAAAAACTTGAATGCCGTTGCAGCCAAGAATGTCGACGCCCGTGCTGCCGCAGATGAGGCCGACAAGGCACGCGAGAAGAAACAACAAGGCGGCCCGAGCGCCGGTGTGAGCCAACTCGGCAGCGTCGCCAAAGCGACCAATGTCCTGATGGGCCGCGCGGCCAATGATGGCATCCTCCAAGAAAGCCGCCGTCAGACATCCCTGCTACGGACGATTAAGGAGAATACTAAACCTAAGACGACCAACCCCGAAATCCAAATCCCCGTTTTCGCATGAGCACCAGTAATTTCATCACCGTAGGAGCCACCGGCTCAAAGAGCAAGGAAGGCGTCATACAATGGGTGGTTCCTTACTATGTCCAGAGCATCGCTGAAGTTAAGACTGTGGGCAAAGAAGACTACGAAGACTGCCAAGAGGTTTCGCGGACATGGGCATGCAACAATGACGGCGCCGATCCTTCCTACATCGTGACCGTCACCTACGAGGGCGGCAGCGCCGAATCCGCCAGCGCCACCTACGGCGACGAAGAAAGCACCGTTTGGAGTCTTGATTTTGAGATGGCCGAGGAGCCGATTGAGGCCCATTGGAACTTTGAGGAAATCAAAAAAGTTTACGGCGGGAGGTGGGCAGACCCAGAAACTAAAGTGGATTGGACTTTTGATGAAACTCTCCCTGCGGGCTCCAAAGCCTCGTCCGGTCTTGGTGGAAAAAGCAAGGTGGGAGGTGGTAACAAAAACCCAATGTTTGGGGTCAAAACCTACATCGTGATGAACTGCATTGCCTCAGTGAGCTACACCAAGAAAAACTTACCCAAGACTGTAATCGACAACATCGGGAAACTGTATCGCTCAGTACCAGACGCCCCAGAGCAATTTAACAGCCTCGACAAAGGTAATCGAAACTGGATGAAGATGCCGCCGCAGATTTCCAAGCGTGGAAATGTCTGGCAGATTTCCGAATCCTGGAAGCTCTCCGAATACTATGAATGGCCGAAGGAGGTCTATCAAGACGGGAACGCTGGCAATTTAAGATAAATGGACATCAAGGAAATCAAAGTCCAGAAGGGTGAGAGGATCCAAACCGCGTGGGAGCGATTGGTGCGATGGGTCGATACGCTCAAGGTGGTGCCAGGCGAAGGAGTGAAGGTTCGCGAGACGCCCAAAGGCACGATCGTCACGGTGCTGAAAAAGCGGCAGGCGTACAGTCACCCATTCAAGGTTGGGGCGAGTGAATCAAGCGCATCGGTGCGGGCGGGAACGGTGAATGGTCAAACGCCGTACATCCTCGATGTCACGACCAAGAATTGGCGGCGCATCGACAACCGAGACGACGATGGCAACAAGTTCGACTCAGAGAAGCCAGCGCCGGCGATGAAGTTGGATTTGAAAAATCAAGAAGGCGGCAAGTTCTACATCACACTTCGCGTGATGTCGGACGACGATGGCGGGATAGAAGACCCTAAAACCGATTTGCGAATTATTCAGACAGAAACCGCAGAGGGGAATAAAAAGGATGGGGCTGGCTACTACCCTCTGGCGCTTTGCTATCTCAACGCATCAGGAACCGCCGTCGAGGAATCGTTTCAGATCGTCCACCACAACATGCGCTACCTGTACCAGACTCAAAAATTGGCTACGGCCACAACAGGCAATCGCCACCTCTTCTATCCGGTGTGAAAAAAATTCCGGTCATTCGCGATGAAACATGGAACTCGATGGTGGATACCATCGGCAGGAGGTTGCCGATTCGTTTCGAGGTCGGTCCTAATCCCAGCAAGTGGTCACACCCGTGGAAAATCACCCCGTCATGGCAAGAAGGGGTGGAGGGGGAAAGCAAGGGGCAATGGCTTTTCAAGATCAAGCCGGGTTTCGTCAATGGGGTGGAGGTGGAAATACCCACTCGCGTTAAGAACGCGAGCGCACGAACACTTTCTCGACTGGCTGAAGCTGATGAGGAAATCAAAAACTCAGAGCAGACCATTAACGCCTTTTTAACCGAATGGCCGTTGGTTGAGATCGGCGAGACGCGCGTGATTGGAACCGGCGCAGAAGCCACTGGCATGACTGAAGTTGAATCATCTGGTTCAGTTGGAAGGCTCACCTATGAGGCGGTCCCGAAATTCTTCTCTGATTTAGGTGTCACCTCGGCAAACACTCAAATCACTGGTAACATCGATGATGGCATCAGCTTCATCAGAGGACAGGAAGACATCAAAACAGCCCGCCGATTAAGGGCCTGCGATATATCTCTCTGGAAAGACCGTCTATCGGCAAAGATTGAAATCTACCCTGGCAGCCTAGATGAAGGAATCGTGGGGGCTATTCAGATCGTCTATAACAATGAACGCCAGATGAAGAAAAACGCGTATTTGCGCGTTCAAAAAAAATTCGTTTCACCAAAAGAACCAACATCACCTTTGGAGTTGATAGGAGGGACTCCAGATCCCGAATACGACTTTATCAAACTGGCCACTATTTACTTCGTGAGTCCCGAGGGCGTTGAACCAGCCGCCGAGCTGGATTCCTCATGGACCCCGTATGCGGAATACAACCACTTCTGGAATCTGGCACATTCTCCACAAAAGATTCCAGACCTCACGCCGATTGAGCCGATCCGCCTCCCAGTCCCTCTCGCGGGCGGTGTGGCTACTGGTATAATCAACAACATTCTTGCTCCATTCAATAACCAGCTAAACACGGCGCTTCAAATCCTTAAAAGCCGCAGCATGAAAGGGGCATTTTGGTCGCTATGAGCCTGGACAAGAAAGGGCGCCTAGCTAGGAAGCGCAGCGATGCGGAAGAGGCAAGACTGGATGAGGCAGAGAAACTCAACCCGAGTTTCCCCTACCGGATGGAAGCATTCCCCTTCAATTTCTTCGGGGTCGATATTTTTGTGACCGAGGAGGAGAATCCAACAAGTTGACGCGAGGGCAGGGGAAAAGATGCAAGTCCTCGCGTTTGTAGATCTCACCAACCGGAAGCTCAACAGCAACCTCGGGGGCAGTACGCTTACCCTGCCTGACCTTGTCCAAGGTGACGAAGTCCGCATCGGGATGCGGTTCTCCAAGCAGATCGAAGGCACAGCAACCGAGGTCTTACGCAATATCAACTCCATTCGCGCCAGCATCGGCTTTGTCGATGCCCGCCCGACCTCTGGCACTTTCCAGCTTTATGTCGATGGCGATGCCGCTGGCTCCCCGCTTTCGTTCGACGCGACCGCCGCCCAAGTCAAATCCGCGCTCGAAGAAGTCTACTCCTCAACAGCAACGGTCACATTCAAAGACGGATCGTGGCTGGTCGATGTAGCGGATGCCACCGAGGCCCAGCTCACGATCACCGGAACCTCGGTGAGCCTTGAGCCAACCGCCCATGTGCGGGTGCGTTCCTTCCTCGTCGGCAGCAAGACGCGCCACGAGATCCGCCTGATCCGCTCACCGCTCGCCTCGACATCGACATTTTCCAACAGCATCCCGGCAGCACCTAGCATCACGCGGGTGCAGGCAGGAGGTAGGAATGGAACTACTCTATGGAATGAGATACAGGCCCTGAAGATTACCCCTGAATTTCGAGGTGTCTATCAGCTCCGCCGTGGCTTCAAAAAGTCAAGCGAGCTATCAATCGAAGACGGTGCGGAGGAAATCCAAGAAGCCATTCAACAACTAGCCGATGAGGATGGTGAATTTACGGTCACCAACCCGAACAATAACACCGCCCACATCACTTTTGGCGGTAAATCGATGGAAGGCAAGGGACATGATTTGATAGAGGCAGTGGTCTTCTCCGCACCGCCCGGCGATCCGACCTTTGTCCTAAACCTCAACACCGCCGAGCTGGCCGACGCGCTGCGTGCTGTCGATAACATCACCACAGCGGTGCTGGAGGTTGAGATGACCATCGAGGATGAGAATGACCCAGACACCCTCTACACCATCACGCCGATCCGTGTGCCGGTGCGGATCATCCGCGAGCTCAACTGGGAAGGTCTGGAAGCCGCCGCCAACATCGACTGGCTGCGCCCGCCACACGGTCGCACCTACATCCCGTTCACCGAGGATCAGATCATCACCGGTAGCCAGCACTATGTCGCCCCGATCGGCGACGGCACCAACACCGAGTACACGCTCACTCACAACCTCGGCACCCGCGACCTGCATGTGACGCTGCGCAAGAACGATGGCGAGTCAGCTATCGTCGATCGGCAGTTTTCCGTCGATGGCGAAGACCTCTATGTCTCCTACGCCGTCACCCTCGACAGCGAGGATGATCTCACCATCAAGTTCAAGACGCCGCCGACAGCTAACCAGTATGTGGCAACCATCACCACTGCCGGCCCGATCTCAGCCTTCCAGGCGCACACGCACACCATCGAGCAGATTGAGGGATTGAACCTCCTGCTCGATGACATCGGCAGCCGTGTGGAGACTTTGGAGACATTTGTGCCAACTGCCGGAATCTCCACGCAAGTATCCACCAACCAGACAACCGTGGCCTCATGGGAGTTGCCGGAAATCTTTGAGGTTTTCCCCACCCGCGCGACGGTGGATGCGGAGGATGTGGTTTCGATCGATGTCGAAAAGTTGCCGAGGAATGGCGGGCTGCTGCCTGCGAAGCACCTCACCGGTTCGCTTACGGTGGCAAACACCATCCCCACCGCTCCGAGTCAAAGCGCAGTTTACCACTACACCGACACGACAAAGGACTTGGTTCTACCCGGCTACCTTGGACGGAAAGGAAAGAATATCTCCGCCCCGGCATTCTACGCATGGGATGGCCGAGGTTTTTACCAAGTGGAGAAGATCATCGATTCGGAATCGGTCTATTACTCGTCCGACTTCAGCCGCGAACTCTTCCGCATCCATGTGAACGAGAAGCAGTTGCGCCTCAACAAAACCTTCTCGCTGGATTTCTCATTTGTTGCCGCCGTCTTCAATTCCAACACCTCGGTTCACTGGGGTGTGGCGATTGATATTGGAATCCCGCAGGGCTCTCCGACCACCCCAAGCAACATCTCGACCGTCAATTTCCTCCCGCCGTCGCTCGATCATTCCTTCATGCTGACCAGCGTGCCGTCGGCTCACTCCTTTGGGCTGCGCGTGACGAGGCAGCTTGAGAATCTAGTTTCAGTCTACAAGGTTGATCGCGTGCTGTATGGCGCGACCGAAACGAGCGACACATCAATAACTACCGCTAACTTCATTGTTCGGGGCCGACTGGTAAGGTTCGACACCGACAACAACTCACCCGACCCAAGGGGGCTTGTCGCATTCAACGGAATGGCCGCGACCCTGGGCGAAGATGGTGGGTCGTCTGATACGAAATACGGAATCGCAAAAATCTAAATCACCATGCCAGCACCAGTAATATCCAGCACCACATCCGTCCTCGGCTACCGCAAGGGTCAATACTTTGAGTACCAGATGGCGGCCGCTAATACGCCGACATCTTGGGCGGCTACCGGCCTGCCGAGCGGAATGGAAATTGGTTCCACCGGACTCATCAGCGGCACAGCGACAGCGGCCGGGGTTTACCTGATCAAAGTCACAGCCACTAATGGTGACGGCTCATCCACCCCATTGGATATTGCGATGGGCATCGAGGATTCCAACTACAATGACGGTCTCGGCATCGAGGTGAACATCGACCTGCTCTCTGGTTCGGCATCAGTGCCAGGCATTACACCGTCGTCCGGGCAAGGCGGAAGCCAAGCGGTGATGTACCTGAAGCATGGCGATAAAGCGTTCTTGGACCTCGGTTTCTTCAAAGGCACCGAGCTTCAAAGCATGGCTGTTTCCTCGATTGTCATGAACATCCGTGAGTTCGATGGCGAGACGATCCTTGTGGAGTCGAATGGAGCCGTGCAGGCCATAGGCACCAGTGACAAGCAACGATACCGCATTCTGGTGGACCTCGACA